CTTTTAGGAATCATTTCTCTATAAATAGTATAAATCTCTTTTTTATTTTGGGGATTTATATTTTGTACAAAATTGACTATATCAATATAACTCATATTCATAGATAAAAATCTATGTACCATATAAGAATTCCAATCATCCCAATCTTGTTGGGTAAAATTCTTAATTGGTGTTTTTTTAACAGTTATTTCATTTAACCAATCAAATACTGTCATTTATATTAAATCATCTTTATATTCATCTCTGATTTCTGGTGGTAGTGTTAATCCTACTATTTTTTTAGTATCAGGGCAGAAAAATACTGGGATTGGCATAACAGCATCTTCATCTGTTCCTGCTACAAATTTAGATACACTACGTAATAATACACCTTGTTGAAATATTTTATTTCCTTCTGGTGTTGTAAATCCTGTTGTGTCTTCTAATTTTACTGGTGGTTGTCCTACATTGTTTTCACTCATTTTTTTAAATTTAAATATTAATTAATTGTTTTATTAAGGCCATACAGTTTATTTCTTTATCAATTCTAAAATTAGATTGAAAACTATATTCGTTTATATGTATTGCTACTGTGCCTTCTTTTCCAGGAGCAAAATCTGAAGCATTATCAAATAAGAATCGATAAAATACTTCAAAATCTTTAACATTAGCATTAGCTATTATTTGTCTTATTTCATTAAATTTAGGAGATGATTTAGCTAATTCTTCTACTACTTTACTCATATAGTTATTAGAAACTAATGCATCTTTGTCTAATTTTAAGTTATTATCTTGCGTAGATACTTGTATTGTATTAAGCATCTTACGAACGTCAGGGTAGTTATTATTAGTAATTGTTTCTAAGTCACTTACACTACACTTTATACCTTCTTTCTGTACAACTTTTATCAAATGATTTACTACGTCTAATTTACTTGGAGGTACTATTTTTAATGTTTGACATCTTGACTGTAAAGGATCTATAATACGTTCAACAAAATTACAAGTTAAGATAAAACGTGTAGTTCTTGAAAACGTTTCAATTACATTCCTTAAAGATGCCTGTGCTTGTATAGTTAGAAAATCTGCTTCATCTAATATAACAACCTTGAGAGGTTTAAACGACATTACACTAGCAAACCCTGATACTTTATCTCTAATAGTTTCAATACCTCTTTCATCAGAAGCATTAATATAGATATGATCGCAATCTATATTTTTTACTATTAATTTAGCTAATGTTGTTTTACCAGTTCCTGCTGGCCCATAAAATATTAAATTTTGAATATCATTTTGACTAATGTAATTTGATATTGATTTTTTAATACTTTCATTTCCTACATAATTATCTATATTTGTAGGGCGATATTTTTCTACTAATAATCCGTGATCTTTCATAACCTAAATATACAAAATATTATTTAATTTTCCAAACTTAAGCACCCTGTCTAAACTCACCATATAAAGAATACATTTTTTCTTCTTTTGGTTTTACTTCTTCTTCAGTTGTATGAATTGCATATAATTTACTCCCCATAGGATCTAATCTATATTCACCCTTAAATCCAGTTTTGTGTAAATATGCTTCTAAAGTTTCAGTTAAAGTAGGATATACTTGTTTTTTAGGATCTGCAACGAGTTTCCACCTATCTCCAGGTGGTACTCTTGTTGCGATTAACTCATTATGTTCATTAATTACTGTTTCCATATTACATTCCCATCATTGAGGGATCCATTTGTGGTTGCTTATCTTCTTTAGGTTCATTTACTACTATACATTCTGTAAGTAATACTGTACCAGCTACTGCTGCTGCGTTTTCAAGTGCAACTCTAGTTACTTTTGTAGGATCAATAATACCAGATTCTTTCATATTAACAACTTTTTCTGTTTTAATATTATATCCAGCCCATGTATCATTTCCTGATTCAATTAATTGATATTTACCTAACATTTGTGCTTTAACTGAATCATGTCCTGCATTTATAAGTATTTGTTCAAATGGTTTACCACATGCTTTGTAAACTATTTCTGCACCAATGTTACAATTATTAATAGATTCCCTAGCATATAATAAAGCGGATCCACCTCCAGGTACTATACCCTCTTCAATAGCTGCTTTTGTTGCATGTAAAGCATCATCAACTCTATCTTTTTTCTCATTCATTTCAGTTTCATTTCTACCACCTACATGAATAATAGAAACACCACCACACATTTTAGCTAATCTACTTTGTAATTGTTCACGTTCAAATTCACTTTCTGATCCTTCAACTTGGTGAGCTAATTCTTCAATTCTTTTATTAATAGTGTCTTCATCTCCTTTACCATCAATTATAGTAGTAGTTGTTTTACTAATTGTAGCTGTTCTAGCTTCACCAAACCACTCCCAAGAAAATTTATCTAATTTCATTCCTTTGGATTTATCAAATACTTGACCCCCAGTCATAATAGCTATGTCTTCTAAAATTAATTTTCTTCTATCACCAAAGTCAGGAGCTTTAACAGCACATACATCTAATGTACCTCTTTGTTTATTAACAATTAAAGTAGCTAATGCTTCATGATCTATATCTTCAGCTATTATTAATAAAGATTTAGCTTGTTTAGCTACACCTTCTAATATAGGTAATAATTCTTTAACATTAGTAAATTTATGATCTGCAATTAAAACACTAACATCTGTCAAAGTACTAGTCATTGTATTGTTATCAGTAACAAAATAAGGTGATTTAAATCCTCTATCAAATTGTAAACCCTCAACAGTTTCTAAATAAGTTTCACCTGATTTGCTTTCTTCAATATGAACTATACCTTCATCTCCTACTTTATCTAATGCCGTAGAAATTAATTTACCTATTTCTTTATCATTATTAGCAGAAACTGTTGCTACTTGTTCTAATTGATCTTCGGATGAAATATCTTCTGATACTTTATTTTTTAAAACATTAATAACTTCTTTTACAGATTTATCAATTTCTCTTTTTATTTCAACAGCATTAGCTCCATTATTTAAATGACTTAAACCACCTTTAATCATTTCTCTAGCTAATAATGTTGATGTTGTAGTACCATCACCAGCTTTATCTGCTGTTTTTAATGATGCATCTTTAACTAAAGTAACACCTAAATTTTCAACTGGGTCTTTAAGTGAAATATGTTTAGCTACTGTTACACCATCTTTAGTAGATTGTACTTGTCCATGTTCTTTTTCAATTACAACATTTCTACCATTAGGTCCTAATGTTGATACAACAGCATCTGCTAATGTATTAATACCTTTTACTAATTTTTCTCTCCCTTCGGGGCCAAATTCTATAATTTTACTCATTGTCTTTATTTTCTAATTTATTAAATTCTTCTTCACTAATTAATTCACTTTCTTCAAGAGGTTCTGTTTCAGCTAAAACATCCGCAACAGTCGATTTAACTCTTGCTAGTATCTGATTTTCAGGTCCTACATAAAACTCTTCACCATTATGTTCGATTTTAGTAAATCCTTGGGTAGGTAAAACTACTTCATCACCTACTTTAATTTCAGCAGGAATAAAATGTCCCATATGTGTATGTTGACCAGGTCCAACTGATACTACAACAGCATGTTCATTTTTGTCTTTACCCATATCAGGTACAACAATTGATCCATACATTTCTTCGTTTTGTTCAATCGGTTTAACGATAACCGCATTAAATAATGCTTCTAAATTCATAGTCCTTTATAATTTATTAATTTTGATATTTTTTCTTTTAATTCATCCCATCTATCAAGATATTCTCTTACACTAGTATACTCTTCTTTACTATTATTGTGCAATTGACACTCAGCTACCTTGTTTAAGGCACTTCCAAAATCTGAATAATGTGCTACTGGTTTTTCATAATCCTCTCCTTTACTACCTTTAGATCTTAATCTATCAGAATCAGGAGTTATTACTTCATACACTGTATAACAGTGTGAATCTCTGCCTATATAATAAGGCTCTAATGATGGGTCTTTGATTGTTTGCATATAACTTTAATTTTTTATTTACGTAAATATACGAAAAATAATTCAGTAAACCAACCTATAGGGCGAACTTTATTGGTTACTTTTAATTAATTTTCAAAACTTTTGGCGCTGCTTCCTTTGCAAATGGAACTGTTACTATTAACAGACCATCATTAAATTTGGCTGATGCCTTTGTTGGGTTAAACTTAGTTCCTAATTTATAAGCTAAATTAAATGAACGTTTTGCTATCCCTCTATGAATATATTTTCTTTCAGGATCTGGTGTCTTAGCCTTATCATAAGAAAAGGTAATACTATCTCCTTCTAATTTAACTTCAATAGCTTCTTTAGGGATGCCAGTGCAAGCTAACTCAAAAGTTAGACCTAAATCATCTTCAAATATATTAATTGGGTATTGTTGTTTGGCTTCTGCAGCCGGTGTAAATGTTGCTCCTGCATCAAACAGGTTACGGAATAATAGATCATACGGATTGTATAATCTTTCTAAAAATTGTGTACTCATATCACTTTGTTTTATGCTGTCGTTAGATCAGCGGTTAATAATTGTTGTTAAAAAATACTTACGCCCTAAGGTCAATTTATAATACATATACTAAAAATCAGTTTCTGCTTTCCTTACCATATAATACTCACTAGAAACTTCATCTGTTTTAAATTTAAATTCAATTAGTCCCATAGAACTAATTTTCATTGTTCCTTCCTCCATATCTTTATTAGCATGAATAACAGTTTTAAATGTATCTGAATTATATGGTATTTTCATACTTTCTTCTGTTATATCACCTGATATTTGATATGTAATTTTATTGTTATGTCCATGTTCATCACCAAATACAAATTCACATATATTCTCACCATCTAAATTTGTTGTAGTAGTAATTAGCATATTATCAATACCTTGTAATGCACTTTTAGCTTTTATTAAATT